GACAGCTGGATTTAAATTGTTTGGAGAATACTATGAAAATTTATGGGATTAATAACGGTTGACTAATCGTATATAATCGTATATAATCGTATATATAAACAACAATAGGCAAACTAATGGCAACTTATATTCTAGTAGATACTGCTAACACGTTCTTCCGTGCNAGGCATGTAGTACGTGGCGACATAGATACTAAAGTAGGCATGGCTCTACACATTACGCTTAACAGTGTTAAGAAAGCGTGGCGTGACTTTGAAGGTTCGCATGTTGTATTTTGTTTAGAAGGACGTAGCTGGCGTAAAGACTTCTATGAGCCTTACAAGCGTAACAGACAAGTTACTCGAGACAAGATGACTGTTGCAGAGACAGAAGAAGATACAGTGTTTTGGGAAATCTTCGACGAATTTAAGAACTTTGTATCAGAGAAGACTAACTGCACTGTTATGCGGCATCCGCAACTAGAAGCAGATGACTTAATTGCTGGTTGGGTACAGTCACATCCTAATGATAAACATGTTATTATTAGTACTGACGGTGACTTTGCGCAACTTATTGCTCCTAATGTACAACAGTACAACGGTGTAAGCAATACAACTATTACATACAAAGGCTACTTTGACGATAAAGGTCATGCAGTAGTTGATAAGAAGACAGGTGAAGCTAAGGCTGCTCCCGATCCTGAATTCATGTTGTTTGAAAAGTGTATGCGTGGCGACACTAGTGACAACGTGTTTAGTGCATATCCAGGTGTACGTAAGAAAGGCACTAAAAACAAAGTAGGCCTACAAGAAGCATTTGCTGACAAGAACGACAAAGGCTTTAACTGGAATAACATGATGTTACAGCGTTGGGTAGATCATGAAGGTGTAGAACATCGTGTACTAGATGACTATACACGCAATGTTACACTTTGTGACTTAACTGCACAACCCGCAGACATTAGAGCAATCATTAACGAAGAAATTAACAATGTAGAAAGTAAAAATATTACACAAGTAGGTATGAGACTCATGAAGTTTTGTGCAAAGTGGGATATGCAACGTGTAGCTGATCAAGCAGCATCATTTGCCGAACCTCTACAAGCAAGGTATATTAAATAATGAAACTAAAAACACTACTAGAAGACAAATTTTGGATTGTTGAAGATCAAGGTGAAAATATTGGTACTTTAGCATTTGACGAAGAAAAGTTTGTGTTCTCAGGTAAAAAAGGTACACAGTTTTTTACTAATAAAAAACAAATTAAAACAGACTTAGGTATTGATCTTAGAAACTCTATTACTGTTTCTGATGGTACAGAAGAAGTGTTAGAAGTACACGGATATCCGTGTAGTGTGCGTCCTTATAATACAATGTTTAATGTTAAGCAAAGCTTACCGTTATTTACAAAGAGTGATAAATCTAAAAGCCTGTATTGCGCAGGTTATTATGTAATTAAATTTGAAAAAGGCTGGGTAAAGTCTTTTTGTCCTAAATTAGTAACAATTGAACGTTACGAATCTAAAGGACCTTTTAAAACAGAATCACAAATGAAAGAAGCACTTTGGAATGCAAAGTGATCCTATAAACACCATACCTATTCAGCAGTTTATACAGCAAGTAAAGGCTGCTGACAATACTAATCAGCGTGAGGTAAGGATACCTATTGCACAAGCTAAAAATCTTGCCTTTACGCTGGGTATTATATCATCCAGATTAACTGCGGACCTAGAAAAGCTTTTAGTAAATACTTCTACACAAACAGACGAAGTAATAGAGGTACGATTAGATGGTGGCACAGGCTTTAACAATTGAATTAAGTGAAGAACTGCTAAATAGTATTGACGCCGAGAAGGATGATACTATGAGTAGACCTAAGCCTACAATTATTTTGGAACACACTGACAATGTTACATACAAGTGTGAACAAATTCTTGAGGCTGAAGCTATTTGGGCTGTCTTTTATAGAGGCAAGCCATTCAATCTTAAAAGTTCGAACATACTTACTAATTACCCAGGTCCTAAATATAAGAAAACAAGCTTTTCTAACCCAGGACATGCACATAACCTAGCAAAAAGACTAAACGACATGTTTAAGTCGGATGATTTTGCTGTACATGTGTTAACTGAAGGTAATGTAGTAGTTGAAGAATGAACTGGAAAGAAACTTACACTAAAATTTTTCTAAAACAACTTGATAAATCAAGTGATGATACTACTGTGAAGCAGTACATGCCTCTATGGTGGCAAAATACTAGAGAAAAAGACAACGGTGGGCTTAGATTAACTGAAGCAGGATATGACATAGTTAAACAGATCGAATTGGCTACATACGATATACCTTATCCTCCTGAAATGCCACTAACTACACAAGTTATTATCTTTTTAGATCAGTTTATTGACTGTCCATATTACCTTACCAATCGTAGTATTACAGTAACGAACGAAAAGAAAGCAGTCGAACTAACTCTTTTCTCTGGTGATATAAGAAAATATGGTTTAATTAAGGCAATGAACAGAGAAAAAGGTTGACAAACTCTGTATAGATGTTATATTACTTGTATGCACTGAAACATATGAGAGGAATACAACATGTCAGAGATGTTAAGAACAGTAGGACCTAACAAAGCTAAAAGCGCTATCCTACGTGCTATGAAGAAAAAACGTCCAATCTTCCTTTGGGGACCTCCAGGTATTGGTAAGTCGGACATCGTAGCTCAAGTTACAGATACTCTACCTAATTCACATTTAATTGATATCCGGTTAAGTCTTTGGGACCCAACTGATATCAAAGGTATCCCACATTTTAATCCTAAAACAGAAAAAATGACATGGGGTGCGCCAGAAGAGTTACCAGACGAAGAATTTGCTGCACAATATGATAATATTGTAGTATTCTTTGATGAGATGAACTCAGCAGCGCCTGCTGTACAGGCAGCAGCATATCAATTAATTCTAAATCGTCGTGTCGGACAATACAAATTACCAGATAACGTAATTATTATTGCAGCTGGTAACCGAGAAGCGGACAAAGGTGTTACATATCGTATGCCTGCTCCGTTGTCAAATCGCTTTGTTCACTTAGAACTTGCAGTAGTATTTGAAGATTGGTTTGGCTGGGCAGTTGATAATAATCAACACTCAGACGTTGTAGGTTACTTGCAATTTGCAAAGCAAGACCTTTATAACTTTGATCCGCGTTCTCCTAGCAGAGCATTTGCAACACCACGTAGTTGGTCGTTTGTGTCTGAGCTACTGGAAGACGAAGACGAAGAATCTACTACAACTGATTTAGTATCAGGTTCAGTAGGAGAAGGATTGGCAGTAAAATTTATGGCTCACCGTAAAGTTGCTGCTAATATGCCTAACCCAACAGACATTCTGGAAGGTAAGGTAAAAGAGCTCAAGGCTACGGAAATCAGTGCAATGTATTCCTTAACCGTATCATTATGTTATGAGCTCAAAGAAGCAAGTGATGCAAACAATAAGAAGTTCGACAATATGGTCAATAATTTCTTACGTTTCTCAATGGATAACTTTGACACCGAAATGGTTGTTATGGGTATCAAACTTGCTCTTACTCAATATAGCTTGCCAATTGATCCGGATGCTGTCGAATGTTTCGACGAATTCCACGATCGTTACGGAAAGTATATTAAAGCTGCTCAAGGTAGCTAATAATAAGGGAAGTGGGCCATATTTTGGTCCACTTTCTCTTGACATTTGCACAAGATGTGTTATATTAGTATTATAACAAACGGAGATGGTACATGCTAGACTTTACTGATATTGTTACAATTAAGATGTCTGCTAAAAAAACGCAAACTAAACTTAAAAACTGGTCACCTGATCCAGACCTTACCGCAGATGAGCTAAAAGAAATGAACGCTATTGTAGTAGATCGTATTATTACTGCAAGAGTTGGTTTATTATTGCGTCATCCGTTCTTTGGTAATCTAGCTACACGTTTAAAAATCCAAGCATGTGATGACTGGTGTATGACTGCTGCAACAGATGGTCGTAACTTGTATTATAATACACAATTCTTTAATGCTATGGATAATAAAGAAATTGAATTTGTTATTGCACACGAAATCCTACACTGCGTATTTGATCACTTAACACGCCGTGAAGACCGTAATCCGATGCTGTACAATATCGCTGCGGATTATATTGTAAACAATATGCTAGTAGATCAGCGTATTGGTACTATTCCTAAACTAGTTGACTGTTTCCAAGACTTTAAATACCGTGACTGGATGTCAGAAGAGGTATATGATGATTTGTTTAACGAAGCTAAAAAGAACGGTGAAGAGTTCTTAGATCAACTAGGAGAAATGCTAGACGAACACTATGACTGGAGCGAAGGCGACGATGGTGACGGAGATGGTGACAACGAAGGCAAAGACGGTGGTAAGAGCGG